CCCGTAAATGAGGGCGCCGGCTGCCGAACCAATACCGCGGCCCACTGCGCCAATTGTGTAATCGTATGCCGTCGCAATGCCGGAGCCTACCGCCTGCACCGCTGATTTCACGGGCTTGGGAATCAGGCTTGCCACACTTGAAGCGATCTTGGCGGGAAGGGCATTGATTGCCGCTACCAGGTCCGTGCCGTTGCCGCCGATGCCTTCCAGCTCCGCCACCATGGACGCGTAGAAGTCTTCGGGCTTCTTGCCGGCCTTGCCACCAGGAACCACCGAAGCAATAACCGCGGCCAGTGCCGCATCCCTGCCCACCGACTCGATGCTCTTTACCTGTGCATTCTGCGCCGCCGCGATCCCTTCGGCGCTCGCCTTAGGTGCCGCTAGCCCCTTGAAAAACTTCGTGAGATTGGAAAGCGCCGACGTGAACCCGAAAAACTTCAAAAGGCTTGCAATCCCGCGCACCAATACCGCCACAAGGTTATTCATCGCCACCTGCACGCCTTCGGCGAAGTCTTTCAGCGCGTCGCCCACATTGAAACCGAATAGGTCTCGCATGATGCCAACAAGCGCCGTTACCAGACTGCCGAATGCTAGCCAAATTGCCTTGGCCACCGCCGCCAAGGCTGTGAATATCGGGGCGATTGTGGTAAATATATCCCCCACCATTTCCACGATGGGCATAAGGGTTGCCGCCGCGATGAAGAAAATTTCCGTTATTGCGTCAATTGCCGGCTGAAGTGACTCGATGATTCGCCCAAACGTTTCCGCCACCAACCGCGCCACCGGCAACAATGCCGAGGCAAAGTCTTTGATGATTGGAACAATGGCTTGCATGATCGGCGCCAGGGCTGTGCCGATAACCGCGGTAAGGTCCCGCGTTGCCATGTCCAGTTGCACCATGATTCCCGGGTTCACCGCGTCAACGAATGAGCCAATCTTCCCCGCCAGGCCTTGCACCATTTCAAGGAACGCCACGGGCGCCGCTGCCAATGCTGCCGCCCCGGCTGCCATGCCGCCGGTGGCTGCTCCGACTGCCGCGCCGCCGGCCTTGGCTATTGTTCCGCCGGCCTTGGCCATTGCTCCACCTGCCGGAGCTGCACCCGGTGCCGCTGGCGTTGCCAATGTTTGGTTTGAACTGCCGGGCGCCTTCGCCTTGGGTGTCGCCAAGGACTTCATGGCTGCATCGTGTTCCGCCTTGGCGTCTACCTTACGCTGGGCCAAGGCCTTGGTGTTGGCTGCCTCTTGCGCTTCCGCCAGGTCTTGATCTGCGTCTGCTGCCGCCTGAACTGCCGCCTGATATTCTGCCGCCGCCGCCGCCGTTGCCTTGCGCGCTTCGTCAAGCGCGTCGGCCATTGCTTGGGTGGGCGTCTGAAGGGTTTCTAGCATGGCTTGGGTTTCGGCTTCTTCTGCCGCTTGGCGCTTGGCAAGGCCTTGTTCCAAGCCCAGTTGCGCCGCGGTGTTGGCGTCAATTGCCGCCTGTAATGCTGAGTCGATAATAACTTCCGCCGGTTCGCCTTCCGCCTGGCCTGCCGCTACCGTTCCGCCTTCCTGTTCCTTAAGCGCTTCGACTACGGGCTTCGCCGATTGCTCCGGTGTTGGTGTTGCCGGCGGTTTCTTCCTTAACCATGCCACCATTGCCGTTGCCATGGGGGCTTGACGCTTAAAAAACTCGCCCACCGATGCAAACAGACCACCGCCGGCCTCGGGCGCCGCCATGGTCTCACGTCCCGTATCCGCGGTGTCTGCCGTCGGGCCTGCTGTGGCATCGGGCATACTCCCGGCAATGGTTTCAAGGGCTGCCGAATACCGCGCCAAGGCTGTGATTAACTCGCCAAGGCCACCGGCGCCGCCACCGGGCCCACCTGCCGCCGTCATGTCAATGCTGGCCGCCATGGTTGCCCCCTGTTTTCTTCTGCCACGCCGCTTCGAGCTGGGCCTGATTGATTCCTAGACTGATTCCCATTGCGAAGTATTCTAGCCGTTCTCGCTCCAATTGTTGCGCCGGTGTCAGCACCGCTTCCTCATGCTCCACCGGTACCGGTAACGGGGCGCCGTCCTTGTCACGAGGTCGATAATAGCATTCTATGATCTGCCTGTCGGTTAGTTCTGCGATCTGGGCAAACGTGAGTTGGTACGGCTTGTCGGTGAGGCTGGCGTAGAGCGCCCACGCGTTGGGCGGGATGGCCGGGCCTGTTGGCTCTCCACCGGTGGCGCCGTCGTTTTTTTTTGCGGGAAGGATTCCTCTAGGATCGTTTGAAATAAGTGTTTCAATTCCACGTCGTGTTCAACAGTAAGGTTCACGATTTCATCGGCTGTGCAAGGCCTGCCGGCTTGCACGTCGAATGAAACGCTCGCCAATAGCTGAGACACCCCGCGCACCGTTCCAAGGCTTGCCGCAAAGGTTGGGCCATTCCATGAAAACACACCGGAGGCGATGTCGCGCCGGATTCCGTCGAGACTCTTGGCGTATCCGTCTTCCCCGAGGATTTCCCGAAAGTCTGTGATGGCCTGCATGGCTGCGCCGGTAAGAAAGCGCTCGTATTCTGATTTCACTTTTTGGGTAATCAAGCCAAACCGGTAGAGCCTGCCGCCAAGGCTAATTTCCCGCGGTGCCGCATGTGCGCCAAGCGCTTCGGAGATTGTTGCCACTGCGCCACCTAGAATAAGATTATGAAGTTGCCGGTGCTCTGTGCCGTGATGGCGAACTTGGCCACCCCGCGCACATCCTGAGTGATTGTAAGGTCTCGCACCATAGCGGTAATGGCAAACACGGGCCCGGCGCTGGTTGCGCCGAATCCAAACGTGTATACGGTGCCCTCCCGAATCCCGAGGGTGCCGGGCCAAAATCCTTCGGCTGTTATGTCGATAGACGAGATGTTTGGAAGGCTCACAATTGTGGCACCTTCCACCGCGTTAGTAATATCTTCGATTTCGTTTTGCAGTTTAATTGACCACGAGGTGAACGGGAGCCTAGCTCCCGCCACCGATATAAACCCGGTTTTTCCCGGTAAAACTGGCATCAGGGGCTCGCGGAGAAGATGCCGTTGCTAGTCGCGCTGTAAGAAACTTTGGCCACATCTTTCACCGATAGATCAACCTTGACCGACGTAATTCGGGCCTTGACCGTGAAGCCGGCGCCGCCCACGCCGAGGAAGAACGTCACATCCTGCCCGGGCGAAGCGCCGGCGGTGCCGTCATAGGGTCCACTGGCTGAAACGTCTGCCGATGCGATGCCGGCCACGTTTTCCGTGACGCCTTCGGAAAGGAAGTTGGTAACTTCCACCGCGTCTGATTTGAAGTCCACGCTCCAATCGGTGAGGGGCTGGGAAGCGCCGTTCACCAATACGCTGCCCGTTTTCCCATGGGCGAAACTGGTACTCGTCACCGGCATGATATCCCCCCTTAGCTTGCCCGCGCCTCGAGGCTGCGGTAGGTCATGGTCATTCCTGAAACGTCGTAATTGTTCACGCTGCCCGAGACTACCTCCAAGGCTGGCGATGTCTCAATCATTGTATCAAACACGCTTGCCACGCCTGCAAGCGCCACCTTGTACAAGGCATTTCGCACATTCTCCCGCAGATCCAACCACGCCACCACGTCGGGTTCATGAATGCGGTTTCCGGCCTGCACCATGGTAACGTTCACTTGGTAGTCGTAGTTCACATTCCCGCCAAACGTTTCAATGCTTACTGATTCCCGCCCCGGTGAGACCACAATCAACGGAAGCTTGTCGCCTTCCAGAAAGATGGCTCGCTTGCGTACCACTACCGGAACCCCGACGGTTGCCAAGGCTGATTTAACCGCGCCAAGTATGTCGCTAAACTTGCTCAAAAGGTCTCCCCCGCGTCGGCTGTTGTTTCGACTTCCCAACAATTGGAATGCACCGTATGCGAAACTCGATTGATGCGAAACCGGTTGCCGTATACATCGACAAGGGCGCCGTTGGTTTGTGGCGCCACCGGACAATCGGCGCCCCATATGATCCACTGGGTAGCGTTGCCGTATGCCGACATACTGCCGGCGTCTGCTAAGTCCACCGTACCAGGTAGGCGAAGGGCCCGCGGTATCCGGATGGTGGCGCCGTCTCGCTGAATCAGGGTCACTATCTCGAGGTTATCAACTACCACATGGTCACCCGCGGGGCTCCACTGAAACAGGCGCGCCGGCGCCGCGGTTTCAACGCGGAAGGTTCCAAGCCTAGAGCCAAAGGCCGCGCCGGTGCCGGCCCACGTATACATAACCGCGCCGGGCTCGGTGGTGGTGTAGTCGTAGCGGTAGACGCCCACCGAAACCCGGGTAATACTGGCGCCGGTAAGCGTAATGGTTGCCGCGGTGGGCGGTTCAATGGTAAGGGTCACCGCGGGATCGGTAAGGCTTCCGTCCCTGTTCTTGAAAACGGTTTCTAACCGTACCACGTCGCCCACATAGTAGGTCATCATAGATTAGTACCCGCCCTTCGCAGGTCATACGTTGAGACGCTAGTACCGCCGCCAGTTGTGATCGGTGCCACCCGCGCCGCCGGAGCGATAACCGACACCGTTACCCCAGAAGGGTTGCCGGTGGCGCTGGCCGTTATGGTGCCGGCGCCGGGTGCCGTCATGGTCACCGTTCCAAGGGCGCCGGTTCCGCCAACAATAGCCAAGGCCGTGCCGGTAGGTGCCACCATGGTGATGGTGGCAAGGGGCGCCGTGAGGGTGCCGGTTGCGCTGCCGGCGGTTGCCGTCACGGTCACCGTGCCAGGTGCGCCGGCTGCAATCACTGAGGCCCGCGCCACGCCCGCCGGTGCCGTCATGGCCACCGCTGCGCCGCCGCCGGTTGCCAATGCCGTGCCGGTTGCAGCTCCCGCCGCCGCCGCGCTGGTCACCGTTGGAAGGCTTCCGGCTGCCGCCACCGATACTTGAGCCGCCCCGCCAGGTGCCGTCATGGTTGCCGTGCTTATTGCACCGGTGCCGGTTGCCGTGCCGATTGATCCACCTGCCGGCGCCGCTACCGTTACCGTCACGCCTGCCGGGCTTGCCGTTGCGCCGCCTGTCTCGGTTGCTGTGGGCGCCGCCACCGTGATGGCTGCCAGGCTTCCGGCTGTTGTCGCCGAAGCTGTCAGGGTGCCGGCGAGTGCCGATACCGCCACGGCTTGCCCGGCGCCGGTGGCTGCTGCTGTTCCGCCTGCACTTCCGGCGGTAGTGCTTACCGCTATGGTTGCAAGCGCTCCACCTGCCGCCGCGGTGCCAATTGCGCTTCCGGCGGTAGTCGTCACCGTGACGGTTGCCAGGCCTGCCGCTATAGCTGCCGTTCCGGTTGCGCCGCCAGTAGGTGCCGTTACCGGTACGGTGCCAGGCGCTCCACTGGCTGGCGCCGATCCTGTCGCCGATCCTGCCGGCGCCGATAGTGCCACCGTGCCGATGGTGCCGGTGCCTGCCGCTCCGCCGGTTGCAGCTCCTGCCGGCGCTGATAGCGTGACGGTTTGCCCCGTTCCGCTAGCCGATCCGCCGCCGGTGCCAAGGCCTGCCGGCGGTATCGTCACCAGGATAGTGGGCCCGATAGTTTCGGCGCCAATCTGCACCCGGCCCTCGGGTGGCACCATGGTAACGGCTGGAATGGGCTCGGTAATCCAAGACGTTGCCACCGTGCCCGCAGGCGCCACCATGGTGATGGTTGCGCCCGTGCCGGTAGCCGATGCGTTGGTTGCAGCGCTTGCCGTGCCCGCCGGCGCCGTCATTGTGACGGTGGCGCCGGCTCCCGTTGCCGATCCGTTGGTTGGGACGACTGCCGCCCCGGCTGGGGCTGTCATGGTAACCGTTGCGCCGGCGCCGTTAGCCGCGCCAGGGCTTGCCGCTTGAGTTCCTGTTCCGCTATTGTAAACAAATGCCACTTCTGTTGCATCAATAGCATTATCATAGATTCGCAAATCATCCATTGACGATGTCGTATTCCAGCCCGGACCCACCATAAAGGCGCCGCTTGTTTGTGGCGTCCCCATTGTTGCTGTAGTGCCTGTTAAGCTACCGTTGCAATATGTTTTCCATGTTCCGGTTCCGTCATAAGTAACTACAAAATGATTAAAATTGCTATAAGTTACAGAGATTATGTCTTGAATTTCATAAAATATTGACGCTGATGAAAACTGAACAAGAAAACGATCAACAGCTCCTCCGGTTGCAAGAAAGGCGATATTGAAGCCGGTTGAATTATTGTAAATAAATTTTCCATCTACCATAGAAGAAGTGGTAGTTTTCAACCAAAACGCCACCGAAAACGCACTGCCGCTTGAAGGCAATACTCCCGTTGCTGTCGCCGCCGCTGATCCGCCGCTAAAGGTCCAATCACAACATTGATTGATTTTTCCAGAAGATCCGATGCTACCTAAAACAGCAGTAAGGTTTGCTGATCCGATGGAATCAGCAAACCCTGTAGCGGTATCAAATAGGTAATGATGGGTAAGCGCCATGAAACGCGCTCCAGGTTATTAGTTCTGGAAGCGTAGCGGGCTTGAGATCGTCACCGAAAACGTGCCGGCGGTGCTGGTCACATCGGTTCCAAAATCGACATACGCTACCAGCTCATCGGCGCTTGCAAGGCCGCCGCGGCTCTTGTAAATCACACCGGCGCGGGCCGTGATTGTTGCCGTAGTCCATGAGGTGATGGCGAATGTAATATCTTCGCGGTTGTTTGTGTTGTCCTTGGTGCAGGTTGCCGCCGCCGCGTTGCCGCCGGTGGTGTAACCGGTGCCCGAAACTTCGTTGGTAACGTCGGAGCGCTTGGCGTGAGTTTTGGCCGCGGTGTAACTAGACGTTACGAGAATCATCTTGAAGGTGTCGGTATCAAAATCAATTGACCCCTTAACCGTATCATCGAGGCATGAATTGTAAATCAGGCTTGCCATGTCAAAACCCCCTAGTTAATGAAAGAATCTGTCACCTGGTATTGTAGTCCCTGCCCGGTAATGGCCTGAAGCTGTGGGAGCAGGTCTTGCAATGTGTCCTTCAATCCAAGGCGCCGGTATCGTACTTCAAGCACCGCACCATAGAAGGCGTTCCGCCGGAGTCCTACGCGCACCCTGCCCGCCGCTATAATCCCCGCGATGTCTGTCGGGGCGAATGTTACGTTGGCTTGCAAGAATCCGGTGCGCTTGTTTGGGTACTCTCCGGGCCGTGAGGCGCCGGTATAGCGTACCCTGCCGTTGGCCCGTACTGCCGGCGCCGGCTTGTTCAAGCGCCGCTGGTGTTGACTCATAAGGTAAACCGCGGCGCGAGCCAGTTTACTAGCCTGCCGTTGGTCCATCTCTTCGGAAGGCCTGCCGCCAGGTCCGGTAAGCGCCGCGAAGGCTTGGGCCACGCCGATGGAAAGGTTCACGCTAAAACCTCCCCGTAGGTAAGGTGCCCGCCGACTTTGTGGGCGCCATGTAAGTATAGAATCAGGTCCTCGCCGACGCCGGTTTGAAGCACGGGCATTCCACCCGAGGGCCAATTGTCGCCAAGGTGAATTGCCGCGCTGCTACTGGCTCCCATGTGCATCTCTCCGCTTAATGCGGTGGCGCCTGATTTCCATATAAAATAATTGTTTTGCGCCGAAAACAGGATGTAAGCATAAACGCGAAACCTCTTGCCGGGAATGCCCGACAAGATTACGTTGTTGCCGCTTGTCGAAGCGTCAATGATGGCCGTCTTCATATCGGCCTCATTCGTGTAACCTTCTGGAACGGGCCCGCCAATGCTTGCTGTGCCGCTTGCAGCTTCTGAAGCTGCTCGGTAAGCATGGAAAGGTAGCTGCCCCACGATATCGACTGTCCGCCCACCGAATAGTCGGGCTTGGGCTGGGTTGTTATCTCTCTAATCTGCGCCGCCACATTTGCAATGGCCGCGCCGATGTCATCCGCCGGTGTTGGCATGGTCTGGCTCCACTACCACGAGGGGGCGCGAATGGGCGAGACTGTACATGTCGCAATAGCGCCGCTTGGCGTCTACGGTGTTGAAAGCTTCCACCAAGCGCCGCGGGGTAAACTGCCCGGACACTTCGTAAATGCGAAGCACCGGGGCCGCTTCTGCCGCCGGTGCTTGCTTGGGTTGCTTCGCTGGTACTGCACTCATTAGTTCTTGTTCCGCACGATGTGCCATGGCGACCATACCGAAGGTACGCCTCTCTCGTTGGCGAAGTATGCCGCGACGATACCGCGGTCCAGCATTTCATACTGGTTTGGCGCCGCTTGGCTGACGCTGAGCGGGTAGTTCTGCATATAACGGAAGGCCTTGCCGGATTCAAATGCCCACCAATATTCGTCGGCGTTGGCTTGGCTGAGGTTCAAGCCGTCGGCTGCAACGCAGCGCTGTTCAAGCAATGGGGAGGTGATGATTTCCATGCCCGTATACGGTGCGCCGGGGCTCACTGATACGTTCAATGGGTTGCTGGTTGTCTGCGGGGTAGTTGCGCCGGCGCCGGTTCTGCGCTCGGTGCTGGTTGCTGCCATGATCAGGTTGGCGGTTGCAATGCGCGCCGGATTTACCACGATGGTATCGGGCTTAGTTAGGATGCGCTTGCCGGTGCTTGGGTCTTCCTGACGCATGAACAACATCATGGAAGCTTGAATGGCTGTCCAGTCTGTGAGCGGGTTGGAGTGGTCATTCAGATAGCCAAGGGTCCGGCTTGTCTGGTACGTGTTGTAAGCGCTTCCGCTCCAATTGAATGAGTTTACCGCGCCGATAAAGAGGTCGATAACCCGAAGCTCTTTTCGGTATGCGATTTCGTCACCGACTGCCGCCGCGGATTGAAGAACCTGCCCGGACAAGTCATAGAAGACGGCTTCCTTGGAAACTTCCACCGCCAAGGCGAACTCTGCGGTTTCGGGGGTCTGCACCCATTTTTCGCCGAATTGCGCGCGTGGGTGAGGCTCTCCAGGTTTGCGTTCCTTGGCCTTGTCGCCAATCCGGCTAATACCGATGATTTTCTGTCCGTTAAGCTTGGTGGGCTCCGCGGGCATAAGCTTGTCGGCAATCAAGGATGGGTTGCTGAAGGCCTCGAGGATTTTCACCTCGACAAGCCCACCCACTACCGAAGTAAAGGTGTTGATATTCAAGAACGCGGTTGGGTCGATACCCACGCCGGTGTTTTCAAGCAGGTTCCGCGGGTCGCCGGTGTCAAGCAAGGCCCGGGCTGTGGTGTAGCGGTTCAAGGCCTGGCTGTCTGGCGCAAACAGGCTGCGCCATGATGGGCCGACGATTCCTTCGGCCAGCTCGCTGAGGCTGAAAGATTCGGGGCGAAGGGCGCGCTCTTTCAAAATGCGGTTGCCTGCAAGATCCCTGTGGTCATTGCCGTTGGCGTCGCACAATCCAAGGCCTTGCTTCATCTCGGTGAGAAAGCGCCACCTACCGTTGCTCTGTTTTGAGCGAGATTCAAACAAACTGCGGATCTTAACAGGATTCATAGCTACACTCCGTTGGTTTGGTTATTGATCAAAATACTTGGCGGGCCGCTTTGCCGTAAATGCGACACCGCACCGATGTGGTCGCGCTCGCGTAGTTGGCCACCACCACGCCGATGGCCTCGGTGGTCAAGCTGGTAGTGTCAACCTTCTGGTTTTGGATTGCGCCGGCTGCCGCGGTGCCTGAGCTAAACGCGGTAACAAGCGCTCCCGCTACCCATGTTTGGCTTGCGCATTCGGCCTCATAAATACAGTCGGTTTCAACCGTAACCGTGCCGTCGGTGGTTTGTGCTGCAATCCTGGCGCTTCGGGCCACGCCGACAATGTTGTCGTGGACAAACACTTGGTCGGTGTTGACCGTGCCGGAAGCCACCTTGGAGCTTAACGGCTTGGCGAATCCGTCCCCGGTGTCGAGGTAAAGGATGTCGCCGATATCAATAGCAATGCCGCCTTTGGCCGCATATACCACGGTGCGCGTCATAGTCGGTTGAACAAAACGTGATCCACCAAATGCCATGATGAGACTCCCTTGTGTTTGTGATTAGTTGGCTAGCCAAGTGAATAGTGCCGGCCCGGTTGGAATGCCGCTATTGTCGGTGTTGCCGGTGCGTCCTTCCGTCATATAGCTACCGCTCCGGGGCGCCTTGGATTTTTGCGCCAATGCAAGGCGCTGCACCTGTCGCGCCGCGGTTTCCCTTGGCATGCTAGCCAGGTCTTGGAGCAGTTCGCGGGAAGGCTTGAGCCCCACGGCTTCGCAGAGCTTGCGCGCGTTGCGAATGGCTTTGGTTTGGCGTCCTTCCATCGCGGGCTTCTTCTTTTCTTCGGGCTCTTCGTCCATTTCCGGGGTGTCGTAGCCTTCGGTGGCTTCGTCATCCATGGCCTTCTTGTCTTCGTCTTCGGCTTCCATCGCGGGCTTC